GCAAGAGCGAGATCGTCCACGCTTGCATCCGCGAGTTGGCAGTCTCAGCGGCTTCTCCCCGGTATTACGTCCAGGCTCCAGCCGTTGACGGCGGCGCCGTCGAGGTAACGACCGGCGCCCTTTACGATATAACATCCAAACCGAACCCGACTTCTGACTGGTATTCCTTCATTGAGAATCTGGTGACCTTCCTGATGGTGGCCGGCAACGCCTACACGCTCAAGGAGCGGACCAGGTCCGGCAAAGTCTCGGCGCTCTATCTTCTCCGCCCTGACCGGGTCCGGATCATTGGCGGGGACCACGGGAGTGAGGGATACGTCTACACGGTCGGCGGCAAGGACTACAGCATCCCACGGGAGGACGTCTGCCATCTGGCGCTGCCCAATCCCGGCGGCGACCTGTACGGCCTGAGTCCTCTGCAAGTCCTGGCGCGGAACGTCAACCTAGACTTGAACATGACCGACTTCGCAAAAGTCTATTTCCAGAACGCCGGCGTTCCCAGTGGCCTGTTAAAGATCAAGCGCCGCCTTAATTCCCAGGAGGAGGCCAGCGTGATCCGCTCCCGGTGGCGGTCCCAATTCGGTGGCCGCTCCAACTTCCACCGCGTCGCCATACTTGACGAGGACGCCGACTATGTCCCGATGGCTAACAGTCCGAAGGACATGGCGCTTCCTGAACTCCACGATCTGACCGAGTCCCGCATCTGCGCCGTCTTTGGCGTCCCGGCCATCCTGGTCGGGGCCAATGTGGGGTTGCAGCGCTCGACTTATTCCAATTACAGGGAGGCCCGGATGGCCTTCCACTCCGAGACTCTGGAGCCAATGGTCTCCCGAATCCTCCGCCATTTTAACCGGAACATGATGGACGACTACCCCGGCAACGAAACCTTGACGGTAGACTGGGCCGCGATGCGGTCCGGGCTTGACGACCGGGAGGCGATGACCTCCAGAGTAACCGGGCTATTTGCCGGCGGCATCCTGACATTGAACGAAGCCAGGGAGCAGCTTGGATTGGAATCCCTGGCCGAGGGAGCCGTCCGGCGTATACCGGCGGCGGTATTTGAGATTGAGGAAGGCGCCCCGGCCCCGGTAGCGGTCGGCGCCGCTCCGGTGGAGGAATCATTCCCGACCGGGACGCTTAAGGAACTGCCGACGGTCAAGGCGCCGCGACCAGCAAGACGCGCCGGGATATTGCGCCGGCAATTGCTGGAGGACCGGGAGACCGAGACCGACCAGATGACCAAGGAAGTCCAGCGGTATTTTCGCGGATTGCGTAATCGCGTGGACGGTATCCTGGGCCGGTGGATGGAGCGCAGCGGAGCGGAGTCCAAGGACTTTCCGCCAGACTTTAATCCCGCGGCGCTCTTGCCGGACGGCGCCCTGCCCGACCTGGTCGCAATCGTCGAGCGGGCCATGCTCCGGATGAGCAAGAAAACCGTGGATGCCATCAACGAGAACGGCCTCGCCGGAACTCTGGAATGGTCGCAGCGATTGCCATTTGTGCAGTCGGTCCTGGTCCAGGCGCCCAGCCGGGCGACGATGATCCACCGGACGACCAACCAAACCATCAGCCGGGCGGTGGCCGTCGCTCTTGAGGAGGGCTACTCCATCTCCCAACTGGCGCGGGGAGTACCGGCTGACAAGTTTCCCGGATTGCGGTCGATCCTGACCGAGACTGAGAACCGCTCCCGGTTGATTGCCCGCACCGAAATAATGAGATGCCAGAACCAAACCAGCATCGGCTTCTTCAAGGAGCAGGGCTTTCGACATGTCCGCGCCGACGACATCGACGGCGACCCGGACGACACATACGTCGACCCCGGCGATCCATATGGCCGGACGTGCGCCGAGCGCAACGGCCAGATATACACGGTGGAGCAAGCCCAGGACATTGACGACCACCCCAACGGAACCCTGAACTGGCAGCCAATGCCGAGGAATTATAAGCCGGAGGAATTAGCGTGATTACCAAGTTCTATCTGTCCGACGCCAAGGTCGTTGATGATCGCCAAGGGATCGTGGAAGCCTACGTCAATACGATGGGTGTCCGTGACTCCGACGGCGACATAATCGACCCCGCGGCTTTCGATGCCAGCATCCGCGGCAATCTCCCCATTCCGGTTTTGGCCGGCCACGACCAGGGGAAGCTGGTCGGAAAGGTTATATTTGCCCAGGCTGAGAAGGGCGGCATCGGGGATGAGCATCGGTTATATGCCCGGATGCAGATGAACCTGGAGACTCAGGCTGGCCGCGAGGCTTACTCCAACGTCGCCGGAGAATATATCCGGGAATGGTCGGTGGGCTTCAACTTACCGGCTGGCGATTCGGTCGCCTATGACCGGGCCGGCAAGACAACGACCCGGCGAATCCTCAACCTCGACTGGGTCGAAGTCTCCGCGGTTATCCGGGGCGCTTCGCCCTCGACCGCTACGATCGCGGCAAAGTCGGCGTCCACCAAGGCGCCGGACACATTCGAAAGTCGGGCCGAGGCAGAAGCCAGGGCCGAGGCGCTGGGATGCTCCGGCGCCCACCGGATGGAGGTCGACGGGGAATCCGTCTGGATGCCATGCGCGAGCCATTCGGCCTATGAGTCGGCGACGTCCGGCGGCAGCTATGCCGCCCCGGAGCCGGAGATCAAGCCATATCCTAACTTCCACGCTTGCCGCATCCGCGACCCGGAGAAGTACAACAGATTCCGCACATCCTCCGAGACCATCGAGGGCGGCGATTATGACGGAAAAGAGATCACCATCATTTTCGGACGCCACGCTCAGACCGAGGAATGGTCATTAACGTCTTACCGGATGTCAGTTGAGGATTGGACAGAGGCCCAGGCCCGGTCTTTCTGTCGCGACCACAACGGCATCCTGTTCGAGTCAGCCACCGGCGAATCTATGGCAGACGACCAAACCGCCTCCGCCACGGCCACCATGACCGCCGCGGACACGGCCATCCGACGGCTCCGCCTTGCTAGGATGCGCCTCGCGTTAAAAGTTAATCAATAATGGAGTTATAAATGGATACAAAAGAATTAAGGAATCAGGCCGCCGCTTTGCTTGACCAGGCTCAGACAGCCGTCGAGCAGGGTGAGATTGAAACATTCCAGAGATTGGCCGACGAAGCCCAGGCCACGATGGTCAAAGCGGATGAGATCGACGCCGCCGCCTCTCAGGTGAGGAAGCTGCGCGGGGAATTTAATCAGCCGCTGAACTCGATCCCGGTCACGTCCAACGACGTGGCGATATACAACCCGATGGATAGCACGGCAAATCTCAAGGCGAACTATAAGCCAGCGTCTTGGGTCAAAGGTATGCCAGCGATGGCTCAGCCGTTGTGGGTCCAGGAGCAGATGGGCGACAACATCAAGGAAGAAGCCCGGTTTATGACCGATACCTTCATCAAATGGTTCCGGTCGCCATCTGAGGATATGTTCTGGAAAACTGCCAGCCCCGACGAGATCAAGGCCATGCAAGAAGATACGGATAAACTTTTGTGTCCCGTTAGCTAGCGATAGTTAAATGAAAATCGGGTGAATTGCGGGAACGCTAAACCGAAAGGCAAGCCGATCCGCAGCCAAGCCGACCGAACGGGTAAGGGTAGGTCGGAAGGTTCAGAGACTAGAGGGTGAGAACCGAATCAATAAACCTCACAAGCGCCCGACAACTCTTAGGAGTTGATGAGATAGTCCGACCTCATGGGAAACCATGAGAGGCCAGCAGAAATGACTGGCCCACTAGACACCGATAAGTCTAGGAGTAACAGATGGCAGAAGGTGGCTTCTTCGTCCCAGAATTGTTTCTGAATACCGTTGTGCATGATCCGGGCGTACCCGGCTCACAGCTTCGGCCCCTATGCACCGTTATCCGTGTGTCTGGTAAGGATGGATATTTGCCGACGCTGGCGAGTGCAACCTGGGCGGCAATCGCTGAGGAAGCGGCACCGACCGAGTCCACGCCGGTGGTCGGTCAGGTGAATTTCTCCGTTGAGAAGTCCGGCGGGCTGGTCAAGGTCAGCCGCGAACTTCTGGACGACTCGGCCATCAACCTCCCGGCGTTCCTCTCACAGATATTCCAGGAGGCCGCTGGGCAGTTCGAGGACGTTGGTATAATCTCCGGGAATAACACGACGAATTATGCCGGGATTCTGAGCGATGGCGATGTGGCCTTCTATACGATGGCTAACGCGACTTCGGTCGTGGGCGCTGACTTGATCGGGACATACTACGCATTGAACGCCCAGCACCGGGCCAACGCTACATGGGTGATGAAGTCCACCATAGCGTCCCTCATCAACTCGATCGCCATCACCGCCGCCGGGGTGCATAGCATCCCAAGCCTGACCGCCGCGCCGGCTGACTTCATCCTCGGACGGCCAAACGTCTTGACCGATGTGGCGAGCGGCTTGGGAGGGACAATCACATCCACCGAGAAGATTGGGATCTTCGGGGACTTCAAACAATACTATATATTCGACCGGGTCGGTTTCACCATCCGCCGGAATGACAGCCTGTACATGGGGAACGACCAGATAGGATTCTTCGCTTCCCGCAGGGGTGACGGCCAGGTCGGTCTCGCCGCTGCTTTCAAGATTCCACGCGCCGCCTAATAAATTTGAGGGCGGGGCTTCGGTCCCGCCCCTTAGCAAAGGAGAAAAAATGCCATTAGCACTATGTGTTCAAAACGTGGTCTTTGGAGCTACCGGGGAAACATACGAATCGGGGAAAGAGTACGATGTCCCGGACGCCACGCTGGAAGGATATCCGGACTACTTCGAGAAGATGACCGGGACAGCCGAGAATAAGATGGCGGACACTGCCGAGGACAAGGCCGACGAGGCCGCGGAATAGTGGCGACTCGCCACACATACGCCACGTCGGACGACCTCCGGGATTATCTGGCTGGCTCGGCGTTCTCCTCCGGCTGGACCAGCGACGCCGGGAGCATACGTCGGATACTGGAAGGCGCCTCCCGGCGGATCGACAATTACTGCGAGGGCGGGACGTTTGGGCCATTGACCGAAACCCGATTTTATGACATTGGTTCAGGGTCGTTGGTCCAATCTCCCCAGTATGTCGTCCTTTCCGGCTCGGATGATATAGCGACCGGCGGGTCGCTGGCTCAGGTCATTCCGCTGGACGGCTGGCTGGTCTCCCCGACTACCGTGACGGCATACGACGACACCGACCGCGGGGCAAGTACCGTGCTCACCGAGGGCTACAACAACGATTTCTGGCTGATGCCGTACAATTCCGCGCCAAAAACCATCTTCAAACTGAACGAGGACACCAGCAACACATTGGACGCCGGTCAGCAAACCTTGAGCATCCTGGGAAGCTGGGGTTATACCGCGGACACTTTATCGGTCACGACGGCGGACGCTATCGGCTCAACGACGGCGACCTCCATCAGCGTGACCAGCGCGTCCGATCTTGGCCCGGCCCAGGCCATCCTGATCGACTCCGAGCAGATATACATCACGGCCATCAGCGGCAACACCCTGACCGTCCAGCGTGGAGTTAATGGAACGACCGCCGCCACTCATTCCGGAGGCGCCGCGTTGACCCGCTACGATTACCCGGAGCTGGTCGTCCAGGCTTGTCTGGACATTGCGAAGCTGACCTTCCGAAACCGGGACATGGGATCGGGCGGCAGTATCGGCAGCGGCGAGATGGCGATGACCGTGGTAGAGGGAGAAGTCCGGTCGGTACTGCGGACGCTGGACGACTACCGGGTGACCGGGACAAGCAACGGGATCATTTTCTGATGGCTGAACCATTCGGGACACAAATCACGATAACCGGCCCAATCTTTGACGGCTCCGGCCTCCAGGTAATGAGAGAAGTCGTCAATAGTGCATTGCGTGACCTGGCCGTCTTTGAGGGCGCCAACAAGGTCAGCGACGAGCTTTATGGCCCGCCGGCGCATTTGTATTGGCAGTCTAAACCGGCAGACCGCCACGGCGCCCACACTCGCGTTCTAAAGCGGTCCATCGGTGTGAGGATTGAGAACGACAACGAGGCTATTGTCGACGCCTTTTCCAACAACAAAAGCGGCAAGCGGTTAACCTACGCCTCAAAGGTCGAGCAAAAGTATGGAATGTTTTCCAAGATTTCGCAGGAGATAGAACGGAATAAGGCCGAGTTGCTCCAGAAATATATTGGCGACGCTCTGATCGAGGCCTTCGATTGAGCAGATCGGGAGCATTGGACAGGATCGACGTTCTGCTGTCGTCCATAACCGACCCGGCCTTCACCGCGGTTATCCGGGCCGAGCCTCTGGCGTTGTCGGGAACTCCGGTCCTGGCCTACTGGGTCCAGGGGCGGACCGGCGGCTGGCAGACCTTGTCGAACATCGGCTCGACGACCAGGATTATGATCCGGTCATATTTCCGCCTCCAGGCGTCGGCGGATGTCCGGGAAAGCATCGAGCTTGAACTTTGGGACGCGATGGTGGAAGTTGACACCAAACTCCGCTCGGACGCCAACCTTGCCGGGAATTGCACCGACTCAACCGTCGGCGCCGCCACGGTCGCGACCCTGGACATGGGCGGCGGATTATATAGGACGGCGACCATTCCATTCGACATCCAGATTTACGAAGAAGTCACAATCACGCCTTAACAGGAGCGGCCAATGGCAAAGAAATCAGGACTCGGTCAACAGATATTCGTTCATGGTTACGACCTCTCCGGGGACGTTGCGGCGATCAATAACGCCAGTTCACCGCGGGAGTTATTAGATTCGACGGCTTTGAACGCCTCGGCCCATGAGCGGATCATGGGACTGACGGACGGCAATCTGGCCGTCAATTCCTGGTTCAACGACTCCACCGAACAAGAACACGCCGCGTTCAAAGGTCTGCCGACGACTGACCGGATAGTGACCTGGGCTTTCGGAGCTACCCGCGGCGACGTGGCCGCCTGTCTGGTATCCAAACAGATCAATTATGACGGGAGCCGAGGGAGTGACGGGTCGCTCAGTTTTACGATCGACTCCCAGGCTAACGGCGTCGGGCTGGACTGGTGCGAGACTTTGACCACCGGGAAAGAGACCCACTCCAGCGCCGGCTCATCAACCAGCCGGGACGACGGCGCGGCAACCTCCGCCGGCATGGTGGCATATCTGGAGATCGTTGATTGTGACTCCGGGACGCCGACCGTGACGATCCAGCAGTCCAGCGATAACGGGAGCAGCGATGCCTTCGCGACTGTCCTGTCGTTCACCGCGGTGGGTTACGCATCGGCGCCGACCGCCGAGCGGATAACGGTCTCCGGAGCGGTTGAGCGATATCTAAGAATCACCACCACGGGGACATTCTCAAATCTTGATTTCATCGTCTCGACCCGTAGAGGAACGGCCCAGGATGATGTCGCCTTCTGACCAGCGCCCGGTTGAGCCGCCGCCACGCCGAACAGTCCGCGAAAGGATTCGGCCTCAGATATTCCTGGCGCTGTTAATCCTTGGAGGAACAGCCGGCGCCGGAATATGGCTGAGCAACGAAGTGGCGACTGGCACGTCGGTGGGCGGGATCATCGCCCTGTCGATGAAGATTCTGGAGGCCGACTGATGATTATCTTTTGCTGGCTCAATATCCATAGATGGAAGCCGGCGGCCTGGTCCGACCGGATATGCCGGCGCTGCGCCGTACATGAGCGCCTGATATATTCGGCGGATACCGGGGCCAACTGGGAGCGTATCGTATGAAGCCTCTGCAATTAGGATTGAGTCTGATCCCGGTCGCCGTCATTGTGATCGGCTTGATCGGCTGGGTCGTAACCCTCCGGGGCAATATCGACTCCGCCCTGGACAGTATCGAGGAATTAAGAGAGTCCCAATATGACGACGCCATCCTGGCCGAGCGAGTCCAGAGTTTATCGGTCGCCAGCGAGGAGCATATGACCCGGCTGGCCTGGATAATGGAGGAATACGGGCCGGCTATTGAGTCGATCCGGGACCGGGAACTGGACACCGAGCTGGCCGATAAAGTGTCCGATGTGGTAACCCGCCAGGCGGTAGTCGAGAATGAAATGCGGCAAATCATGTCAGACCACCAGGGATTCGCGGATGTCCTCCGGCAACTCGGCGAGGCTGGTCTGATAACGGAGCGCCGGCAGTATGGGGATTATGGGCAATGATGAAATGGCGGATCAACCGGCCCGCCGGTCCGGATTACTGGAAAGATGCAAGCTGCGCCGAGGTCAACTGCAAGAATTATGTCCGCGGCTGGCGGACGATCCTCCCGACAACCGACCTGGGGAATATCGAGTGGGTGCGGCGGTCGGGGATGGAGTTCACCGAGGAGCGACAGGACGGGCTGATCGTTTTCCATTTTGCGCCGGGCCAACAATGCTTCGATGGTGCATTGGGCCGGCATAGAATCGCGCACGACCGCGACCCGGTTATGAGGCTGAACAAGGTAATCATGGAACCCCTGGAATACATGGACCACTGGAACGACACAGAATACAGGAGAAGTGTAAATGGCTAAAGAATCAGGCTTAGGAATGACCGTCGCGATCGACGACTCCGGCGGAAGCGCCCGGACAATATCGAATGACATCACCAATCTAGACTTCGCCACACCGCGAGAAGAACAGGACATCACCGGACTGGATAAGTCGGCGCGGGAGCGGCTGCTCCTGTTGGCAGATTTCACCGTGTCCGTCTCAGGAGTGTTCGACGATGCGAGCAACATGGCTCACGACGTATTCAAAACTGTGCCATCGTCGTCGGTCGCCCGGACAACGACCTTGACCATCTCCGGCCAGGTCCTTGCCGGTGAATTGTATTACACCGATTATGCTCTGAGTCGAGGATCGGACGGTTCGTTGACATTCTCGGCGCCTGGCTCGCTCGCCGGTGGCGTAGTCCCGACGTGGGCATAAATGGTCGCGCTTAACGGGACGAAGCCGAAGAAAGGTTTTCGCATCCCGGACCAGACCGCCCACATCACATTCTCCGGGACCGATTACGACGGCGCCGAGGTGTGGGTCAAGCTAAATGTTAGCTTCGCCCATTATATCGCCCTCCGGGAAGCCGGCGAGGGCGACGACCAGGTCAGGATGGCCGAGCTATTTGGCGGCGAGGTTTTGATGGAGTGGAATCTTGAAGGCGCCGGCGGGGAGTCTATCCCGGCAACCGGCGCCGGGATGCTCCAGATTCCACTGTCACTGGCGATGCTGATAGTCCAGCACTGGAGCGAGGCGGTCGCGGCAGTCCCGGCCCCTTTAGCCGAGCCATCCGGCGATTTAAGCACGTTGGCGGCGGCGTCGACCGGGACGGTCGGACGATAACGAAGCCGTGGGAACTGGAGGAGGCCGAGTTGATTGACGGCCTTTGCCAGCGGTATAGCTGCCTCCCGTCGGCACTGATGGCCGAGGACGTGACACTGCTCCGCATGATTGCAATAGTACAGGAAGGACAACCGGACGAGGACAATGGCTAACGACGTCGAGATCAAAATAACCGCCGACCCGAAGTCTGCCGAGGAAGGTTTCAAGAAAACCCAGTCGGCTTTCGGCAAGATGGCGGACAACATCAAGAAGCACCGCAAGGCCATCGGCGTCGGGCTGACCGCCTTGGGCGCCGGGATAACCGCGCTCGGCGCGTCCGCGGTCAAGTCTGCCCAGGCCGAAGCCATCGGGATCGCCCAGCTAGACGTGGCCCTCAAGAATGTCGGGACAAGTTACGACTCACAGGCCGCCGCAATCGAGCGGGTAATCGCGGCCCAGCAGAACAAAACCAACTTCGGGGATGAGGATCAGCGGGAGGCGTTGATGGGCCTGATCTCGGTCTCCGGGGATTACGAGTCCGCAATGGCGGCCTTGCCGGCAGTCCTCGACCTGGCCGCCGGGAAAGGCATGGACCTGGGCGCGGCCTCGACTCTGGTGGCGCGGGCTATCAGCGGCGAAACCTCCGCGCTCAAACGCTACGGGATCGAAGTGGAGAAGGGCGCCGAAGCGACCGAGGTTATAACCGCCATAATGGCGAAATTCGGCGGTCAAGCCGAGGCGTCCGCCGACCCGATGGTCCAGCTAAAGAACCGTGTGGGCGACCTACAGCAAGAATTTGGCAAGGCATTACTCCCGGCGCTGACCGTCCTGGCGACACTCTTGGAGCAGGTAACGACCAAGCTGATCGCGTTTTCTTCGGAGCATCCACAACTGAGCAAAGTCCTATTTGTTGTTGTCGGAGTGTTGGGCGGTCTGGCGCTGGTCCTGGGGCCGATCCTGTTAATTTTGCCGACATTGGCGGCGTCCATCGGGATATTGTCCGGCGCCTTCGGGATGCTTAGTCTGTCGATGCTCCCGATCACCGCCGTCGTATTGGGCATCACCGCGGCCATTGTCGCGGCTATCATCATCTATAAGAACTGGGACAAGATCATCGTATTTTTGAAGGAAACATTCGTCATATCCTTCAATAAGATTAAGGATGTTTTTGGCGTAGTATCGAGGACGATCCAGTCGCTATACACCTCCAAATTTGCCTGGCTGCTTCCGGCTGGCCCGCTAATCAAAGCCATTCTATTCCTCAAGAATAACTGGCGCGAGATTTGGGACGGGATCAAGACCACATTTCGGACGGTTTCGGATGCGCTCATCGGGATATTTGAAAACCTCAAGGGCCGCATCGTTGGCATTTGGGACGGGATGGTCGCCGGCATAACAGGCGGATTGAATGTGGCGATCGGGGCAATCAACCGGTTCATCCGGGCCGTTAATGCGATGCGGATAAATGTCCCGCGGGTTAGTCTGCCATTCGGCGGATCGGTGGGAGGCTATTCTATCGGGATGCCCAGGCTCCCGGAGATTCCAACTCTGGCGAAAGGCGGGATCGTGACCCGGCCCACTCTGGCAATGATCGGGGAATCCGGCCCGGAGGCGGTCGTCCCGCTGGGACGTGGCGGCGGAGCCGGCATGACGATCAACCTGGTTATAAATGGCGATATTAACGGGATGGACGACTTCGAGCAGAAAGTAACCAGCGTCATCCGGGACGCCGTCCTAGGCGGCGGCTTCCAGGGCGTACTGGCAAGAGCATAGGAGAATAGGATGGCTAACGAGTTCCAACATAAAGACCCCGGCGCCACGCTGACCCAGGCGGAATATATAACGACCGACGGGACTGGGCATATATTCGACTCCCAGGCTCAGGGCGATATTTTATACGCCTCAAGCTCGACGGTCCTGAGCCGATTGGCCAAGTCGGGGACAACGACCCACGCGTTATTGAACACGGGAACGAGCAATAACCCGGCCTGGGCTTTGATCCCGCTCGCCTCGGCGGTGACCGGCACATTGCCCGTGGCTAACGGCGGCACTGGAATAACCAGCCTCGGCTCCAATGTCGCGACTTTCCTGGGAACTCCATCCAGCG